TAGAAGTCTGTCGGGTCATCGCCTAGATACTCTATTGAGTCGATGTCGAATTGGTGTCCATCCGTGTCACCCGTTACTTCTAAAAGGTGTCCTTTGAATTTGAATCTTACTGTTGTCATGATTTCTGTTTTTGATTTATGTAGTTGGTTATCGTTTCTATTGTCCTTTGAGTTGAGCCTTCCTCGTTAATGAATCTGTAAAAGGTTCGGCTACTCAGCCCTGTTTCCTTTATCAGTTCGGTGGCTTTTATCCCCTTGTCCTTCATTTCTGAAAGTACATCGTAGGGCTTGGGTGTGTTTAGGTGTAGGGTCATTTTTCGTGTGTTTTTTATAGCCGCAAAGACTACCCCCATAAGAGGTAGTCAACATCTTCCATTGAATCGCCAAGCGCGTTAAATATCGCTGTATTATATTCAGCGTCTGGTCTAAAATCCTTTTCTGGTCTTGCTCTTTCGATGTTAAAAGACTCGTTTAATTTGCTTCCGATTCTTCTTAGTAGGTCTTGCTTGTTCATTTTTTCTAGTTGTTTCGTTTTTCGTTACATCAAACATACAACTATTTTACCTATGTAAAACATTTAATGCAAAATAATTCAGGGTTAAGCACTAGTTTATAACGATTCTAAATAAGGTTAGCGTATTTTACCCTTGATAATCTTCAAGTTATCAACTTCAAAGCCACCATCTTCGAACACTTGGATATAAGCGAAGCCGTAGTTCCACTTATTGATAGGCATGTACTGAGGGTGCATCTCACAAAGGCAGCCCGTTGACCATGTAGTAACCACCTTTCCTTCCAGATTGTTCTCAGAGTGTTCGCTTGTCTGGTGGTTGTGTCCACAAATAACCGATGCTTTGGCTCTCATGTAGTAACCCCTCGCAGGGTTTACTGGACTAAAGACAGACCGCCCAAACTCGTGACCGTGTAAGATGTTCAGCTTTCCCGCCTTTATTATTCGTTTGTCCTGAATGAAATCACAACCTAGTTCACCCATCTTTAGAAGTACGTCTAAGGTGAATTGACTTGTTCCTAGTAGTTCAGGTGCTTTGGTTCTTAGATACGCCTCATAGCGTTCTTCATGGTTGCCAAGTTTAAAGTAGAAAGGTACTCCAGGAAACTCATCCCTAAACACTTGTAAAAGTTGTCTGCATGATTCTAATTCCTCCGCGAACTTTCTTTTTCTTGGGTCTTTTTCGTAACGGCTCAGAGCATAGCAGTCCAATGTGTCACCATTGAACACAATAGCGTTAACGTTCTTTTCTTTACCGTACTCAATAGCCTTTGTTATCGCTTGGATGTTATGATAGGGAACGTGAATATCCGAAAGAAGCAATATACGTGTAGCTGCTTTAGGTAATATGTAAGCATCCCATTCATCTTCGTCCGTATCTGGTAATCCGAAAGGGTTAGGAACTCCCAACGCTTTTGCCAGTTCAGCCTTTTCAGTCTTATGCGTTGCGCGTTGTCTTTGCCTTGTCCCTTTTTGTCCTCTGTAATATCGAACCGACCCCCGAACTTCCTCAACGTCCTTAAACACTTCTTTATTATCCTTGTAAATCAACCGCGCAAGAGTCAAAGAAGGAAGTTCACCCCATTCAGGATGCTCAAGATACTCGGTGACTATTTCGCCCTTTATCGTTTTAATCATCTCAGTAAAAGATTAACAATTAACACCGATTCACCTACCGCAACAGCCCCTAATCCGATGTTGATTAGTACATTCTTCAGTTTATCCTTTTTCTTTTGCTTCTTATGGTCGGTGATTATCTGCTCAAGGTTGTCAATGATTTCAACCTGTTCTTTTTGTTTCTTGCGTTCTAAGGTCATTTGAATATTCAGGTATGCGATTATACTATCTTTGCGCGTTAGTTGTCTAGACGCAATGTTATTAGTACTCTCAAGGCTTCTAATGTAAGAAAAGGAAAAGAGGATAGTAGAGAACTGCTCAGGAGTGATCGTGACGAAAGTATCGCCCTCTAATACTATCAATTCTGGCGATCGAACCTGTGAAAAAACTTGCTTGCTCAATGAAAGGCAAACGCTCAACGCTATCAATAATGTGAATGGTCTGCTGGTGAATACGCGCTTTCTTCCTGGATAGCTTTTCATTTTCAAAGATCAAATGTACCACTTTTTCGTTAATCGTTGTTATGCTATCATTCAGGGTTTCAATGTTTTGCTCATGTACCTCATTCAAAGCTCGTTCAGCTATTCCTGCTTTGTCGTCTTGGTCGTAGTAAAGCCACCCAAGCACCACGCAAAGAACGCAAAGGATAGCGATTATGATTATTAGTATTTTCCTTTCGCCTGTCATTGCGTAACTTCCAATACAAACCCCAAAGGCGCAACATCCATCAGAGCGTTAAAGGTTTTCTTACTCGAAGTAATATCTCGGATTCCGTCACCGTCTATATCGGTGTGATTCTTACCTACTAGAATACACCCCCTGATGTCGGGGTGTCCTGTTCTTGGGTTAACAGAACCCGCGTAATTCCCCCAATGGATCAGGATTAAAGACCTCGTTATAACATCCGTAACATGGAGATGGTTACCGTACTTCTCAGAGAATCTAGGTATCACATCATAGTGACCTTCAGGAATACATGAAATATTCCTTTCGTTATCACGCCACGGAAGTTCTAAGGTCTTACATACAAACTCCAAAACCCCCGTATCTTCGTTGAAAATCTCAAGGTCACCTTCAGTCTGTTGACTGAAGTATCGTCTGCAAAGAACAGCCCTCATCCTTTCAATTTAAACCAAGCAAGGAAACCCGCCCAAGCCAATTGTAAACCCACGAAGATTCCTATCGCTTTCTGTTTTGTCTTTCTATCTTCTGCGATATACTTAGCGTGACATTCAACCTTATGCACAAGTCCTTTCTGACCCATTGCTTTGTTCCCTATTAACGCGCTTTTTATTTCGCGTACATCATCCCTCAGTTCGTTCAGTTGCTTCTCCATGTGGTTTCTCAAATGCTGTAATTCCTAACATACCCGCAGAAGCGTAGATAAGTGCAGAAGCTACATTTTCATTTATATTATATTTATCTAATCCATCAAAGACAAACGCAACCAGGACAACCCCCAAAATGGCAGTTCCAACTATTCGCTTTGGGCTTGGTTTTCCTTGCTTGTCTTTAAATGCTTTCATCCTAACATTTCCAATGCGTAAACACGCGGGCTTTGTCCGTCAGCATTCATTTCATCTAGTTCTGAATCTATTGCTGTTTCAAATAGGTTATAAAGCCCTGTTCCCCCGTTGGTTTCATATTCAAATATCACATCCCGATGGTCGAAGAAGAACCGCTTTACAAAATTACCAAGCCCGAACTCTGTTGCAGCCAAAATAAGACCCTCAACAATTTCTTTTCTTGCTTGTGATTCTGCAACTCCGTCGCCATCTTTAATTAAATGCCAACCAGTTTCATCTTCTGCCCATTCCCACCAATACTGCGTACCAGTATCACAACCATTTTCAACTGCCTTTTCAGACGACAAACGTTTACACTCTTCTTCTGTATTTGGTGTTGGATAAACTTTCATAGGTCGTAAAGTGACATTAATATATTCTCCATTTGGACATTTCGCTCTTCCGCTTCTGAAATATGACAAAAGAATGGTGCTGATTTAGTTGCGTTACCGCCTGAACTATCAGTAAAATAATGCAATGTACTATTTGCTTTTGCAGTGAATGCAGCCGCAGAACCAGCGAAAGCTGTAAGCGGTTGGTCAACACCATTAACAGAAATGGACGGATCGCCAGTTTTAATTTCTGAAGTAAGTAAATGTTTAACAGCACTAGAATGACTGTTGGTGTATAAAGAATTAGTACCATCGTATACGGCTATCGTGTTCGCGCTAATATATCCTGCTGATACGTTTCTGACATCGCCTGTAGACCCTAAAATCCTAGCATTTGCCGCGCCATCTGTTACCGTTTTAAATACTACATACTCAGAACTCGTTTCGTTTAGCGAATATCCACTTGTAAAAGTTACACTCCATCGGCTGCTATCAGAATTTAGATAGCCCTGCAAAAATCGCTCGTTGCCTAATAATTGAAGGTGAGGTTGTAGGTTAGCCGTTGATTGATGTATGTCTCCGTTTGAAACTTGATTATAAACTTTCACAACTTGGTAGTAACTTGTGCCTACAAATGTTTCGATTGCGGCTTCGTCAATAACCGAATTTGAAAAACCTATGTCCGTTTCTGTTGAATCCGAAGAACGCCTTATTCTTACGCAATCCCCCGCATAACTATCCACCAATTTAAAGAATGAAAATACGCCCTTGCCATCCGTTAGCGGTATGTCAATAGTAGTGGTAATGCTTACGCTGTTTTCCGTATTATCACTTCCATCCGTACACGTTACAATAATGTCGTTTGTGCCGATATTGTTGGCGTTCCAAGAATAAGTATTTCCTGCTTGTGTAACCTCTTGATAGTTTCCGTTTTTATCTGGTAAAAGGAAAGTGTAACTCGTTGGGGTTATTTCTGTTGGCGTGGCGGTTATTAGAATCGAATCATAATAGTCGGGGGTTGAATCGTCAACGCTAACTGATAATGATGGTGCTGATGGTGTTGAACAAGTGAACATAAACCCACTAGCGACGGGAATGTAATCAGCAAGCAAGGTAGTCGCACCATCTGAATCGAGTGCTTTGCCTTGTGCTAGTGTTAAAGTGTCTTCTGCCTTTACCGTATCAGTCCAAGTGGGCGTAGCGTTGTTTCTTACATTTGCATCTGCAATTACAGAAGGATTAGCGTCTGTCCCTACATCTGCTCCAGCAGTATCGTGTATCTCTTGGTTATGCGTTCCTTCCGCCACGGTGGGGTCTGATATATCAACACCATTAACTTCATTTATGCTATCTGAAATAACTGAAGGGTTTGCATCCGTGCCAACGTCAGCACCTGCTGAGTCATGGATCTCCTGATTCCATGTTCCACCACTTGCAACCGTGCCGACATTCGTTCCATTTACCTGAGTAGTTGCGTCTGCACAAGTACTACAAAGAGCAGCGGTAAGACACGCCTCTTGCGCGTCTGTCAATCTTGCGAAAACGGTAGCGTCGCAGAAGTCGTAAAGGGTCAGCCCGTCAACACTTGGAGGAATCGCAGCACCGCTTTCGGGTATCCAACATTTATTATGTTCATAGAACTGATTGAGCCGCATCACGCAAGTGTTACCCGCTACTCGG